CGTACATATTTTTCTCCATGCCTCATCTGCTGTGCGTGAGGGCGTCATTATGTGAGTTAAGAATTCGACGCGGTCACGATAGGCCACAAACACTTCTGTGCCTGTAAACCAGTTGTAGACAGTCTGTCGAGAGACGCCAAGCGCATAGGCAATCTTCGTGACTGGGAAGTCAAGATGGATCGCCCAACGCCCAAGCTGGTTGCCCAGAGACTTGGGTGTCTTCGCTACTTCGTCAATGATTTTTTGTGAGTAAGCCATAGTGGTATAGGTGGGGGTACTAGTTGGTGACTATTTGCTACGCTCAACGGATTTGCTAGCTAGACGTACCGTTTATATACGCAGTTACTCAGGGTTGACGTTTACCCCATGGCTTCACCAATTTTCCCCCCGATTTAGTTACTCATCGTCCCAATCAGCAACGATGTCGGCCAGCTTGTTCTTCTTAGCTGGTACGGATTCAACCTTGGCCGCGGCTTTGCGCACTTCGGGTTCTTCTTCAGCCTCGACCTCAACGGCCTTGGCTTTCTTGGGCTTGGCGGCTTTGACTTCAGCCATAGCTTCTGCTTCGTCTTCGTCGAGCATCGCACCCATGGGGCGCTTGCCTTCGATAGCCAAGGGTGCAGGGGCTACAACGCCATCAGCAGAGGCAGGGGTAACAGCCACGGCCTTCTCAGCGTCCTTGGATTTGGACTGCTCAACAGCAGACTCGTACTCGGCATCAGTCAACCAACGCATTGGGCTGAAGAACAACTTGGGAGACTCGGCCTTGGTGTCAAACTTCATGCGCGTCACGATGGCGTCCAAGTTAACGGGAGGAGTCTGAGCCGCCATGTAGCGGGCGTATGCCTGCAATGGGCGCTTGTCGCCGTCTTCCTTGCCAAAGATGGACGTAGCTGGCAGGGTGACCTGCAAGACATCACCATCAGGGTTGTTAGCCAGCACCACAGCCAAGCGCTGTTGGTAGCGGCAGGCACGGCTTTGACCATTGCCAGACCCAGCGATGTTTTGTGGGCATGTTGTACAGCTTGACGACTGCTTGTTCTTCACGCCTGCATCGGGCTTCTCACCATCAGCAGATGTGCAGTCAGGGGCGGCTGCAGCCGCGTCTTTGTCGTAGCCACCAGCGTAGAAGATACGGCTGACCTTGGGTGCCGCTTTCACGATGATGACATCCAAGTGGCGGTCTTCAATCGATGCGATCTCCTTGCCGCTTGCAAGCAGGCGGAACACACCACCCTTGATGGAGACGCGCTTCATGCCGCTACCGGCATTCACGTTACCGGCCAAGGCTAGAGTAGTTGCTGAGAGTTCTGCGTTCTTAGCGAAAGCAGGAACGTTTGAGGGATTGAACATTGCAATATTGCTCATTTTGTTTTCCATTTAAGTTGGTTTGCGTACAGAGATGTCGAACTCAGATGTTGAATTCAGACCGGGCGGTACGACCCCGGGGTTTTCTTCCAAGAACTGCGCCATGTTGAGTTGGGCAATTCGTTTTTCTAACAAGTCCACGGCCTCGTGCTCGATCATAAATTTCTTGAACGAGTCCCAGTCTTGTGTGTAGTAGCGAGTCTTCACGGACATAACTGCCGTGCCCTCGGTAGTGCGTACAGATGTGACCCCCATGGCCTTCATCTGCTCTTTGATCGCATTCTTGATCTCGTCCTGTTGGCCTTTAAGTACTTCCGCTTGGGTGTCGTACTCTTGGGTCAGTTCGGTCATGCGTGTACGTAGCTTGCGGTAAATTTTTACCAGCTTGTCTAACGGTACGATGTCATCTTCCATTGCTTCTCCTGTTATTTGTTTGTCTAAGGTTGGACAGTTTACATGTAATTTGATTCGTTGCAAGCCCCTTTCAAGATTTAATTTCAGTTTCGAACATATCGGTAAGAAGTGTGTTGTCACTAACTTTACCTTCCAGTACATGGAACATGCGCTTCTCAATCGGGCTACCCTGAATGTGAATCACCGTTACCTTGTCTGAATCTTGCCCCTTGCGGTCAGCACGGGCACAGCACTGGATGTACTGCTCCACGCTCATGAGTGGCCCATAGAACACCACAGTATCAGCGGCAGTCAGCGTGATGCCATGAGCCGAAGCCGCAGGTTGCATCACCAACACCCTAGGGTCTGGCTCTGTCTGAAAGCGATTGATGGTCTGGCCGCGTTTGCTTGGCGTGATGTCTCCATGAATACACTCATTGACAATGCCCTTCTTGGTGAGGTATCTGCTGATGGTGTCGATGGTGCTTCGGAACAATGCGAAGATGATGACCTTGCGATCAGTCTCCTCCAGTATCTCCTCCAGTACCGCAAGCCTAGGCGCTGAGTCAAACTCAACAACTTCCTTGTCATCGGTGTAGGCGGCTCCACAACTGATCTGCAAGAGCTTACTCACGCCAGCGGCGGCATTGACTGCCGTGATGGTCTCGCCTGCGGCCTGCACAAGCATGCGCTCTTTCAGGAGATCGTAGTACTTCTTCTGCTGTGGGGTCAAGGCAACCTCTCGCGTCATGGTAATGACAGGCGGTAAGTCTAGGCACTGTGCTTTGGTGTAGCGTATCGCTGGCTGTAGTGCCTCGTGTACCTTCTCCTTGGCATCCGCTTTAGCCGCCCACTTGAACATGGTGACCTTGTTCATGACCTGATCTCGCCACGCTGTGAAGAACTTAGGCACACCATCAGGGTTGACTAATTTTGCCAAGCCGTACGCATCCACAGGTGATTGTGAGGCCGGCGTTCCTGTCATCATCCACAGGTAGGTGTTGGGGTTCAGGATGGATGCCAGAGACTTCCAGCGTTTGGTTGTGATGGTCTTGTAGGCGTTGGCCTCATCCACAATCACAAGATCAAAGCGTCCATCGTTGACCACCTCCTCGGCCACCAAGTTCAGCCCTTCGTAGTTGGTGATAACGATCTCGTAATCTCGCTGGATCATCTCGATGCGCCGACTAGCTTGAGGATGGTGCGCTATGACGGCAGAGCGATGAATGATGCTGTTGTTGATGTCACCCATCCATGCGCTGTGCATGATCGACAGGGGGCACAGGATGAGAACCCTACGCACCTTGCCTAGCTTCATCAGGTAGTCAGCCGCCCACAGTGCTGACAAAGTTTTGCCAGTGCCGGGTTCCGAGAACACGAATGCTCTACGGCACAGCGTCAAGAACGCTGCCGTCTCGATCTGATGCGCCATGGGCTTGTACCGCCCCGGCCAGTCATAGCGCCTAGTGATAGGCGATGGCACATTTTTAACACCTAGGTTACGCAACACCCGCGCTTCATCAAGCCCCCAATACACCGCCACATCGTAGCCACCATCCATGCGCTCGATGATCTTGTGTTTGGGTATGACTTTGTATTTGTGCGGGTTCCTTGTGCGTAAGATAAGTGCTCTGTCTTCTACGATTTCCATTGCTTCTCCAAGCTATTATTTTCCGTTGTCGCTCTGATTGGCGCTCTTGCTACGGAGGCGGGTGTTGCCAGTGGTTGACTTGCCTCCGGCACGTAAGGGCTTGATGTGATCGATGTCCTTGCCTGCACGATCAACACCCTTCTTGTCATAGGCTCTACGAGCTTTCTGACGTTCAACTTGATCGGCTGTCTCGCCTGTTTTCTTTTGCAGTTTGTATGCGTGTTTGTAGTCACGCTTGCCGTTGGTCTGTGTCATGGTTTTGCCTTTCTGCGTAAAAGTTCTATTGCGCGTGTGGGTGTCTGTTCGGTACGTTCTCTGCACTTCATCGCATCATGTATTAAGCGCATTGCCAACACTGTAGCGCACTCAGTGTGAAGAACGATTTGTCCATGGCCTTCCGCAGTAAACGTCGAATTAACCAAGCCAACATGCCCATCGTGAGAAATGGCAACATCACTCATCTCAACAGGCTTATGGCATACATGGCACAGTCCGGCTTTTGTTAAGTGGTAGTCCTCGTTGGGAGAAAGTAGTGACATAAAAATCCTTAATGTTTGGGGTTGAACTCGCATCCGGTGACCTGACACCATCCGCAAAGTGGGGTTTGATTGGGGTTCCATACATCGTTCTCAAAGCATGCTTCAAGACGCGCAGTACGCTCACGATACTTCCACCAAAAGGCTTCAGCTTGATCTCGTGTCATCTGCATCTTGACCATATCATTTTTGACAATGAACAGCAACGCTGAGTTGACCTTGCGGATGTGTGGGAAGTGCGCAAACACCATGAGTGACATCAACACAAGCTGATCCCTGTCGGGGTACTTGTTGTTGCCTGTCTTCCAATCTCCCACCCATGCAGTCAGGTTGTCATCGTTAACGATCAGGATGTCGGCAATGCCTCGAACCCAAACGTCAGGAGACTTCCAGTTGGTAGGGCGTAAGTCCACAGTTAAGGCCATCTCGTACTCAGCTAGCGCCCTGCCTGACTTACTCAGCATGGCGTCCACTACAGGCTGGAACTGCGCATACTCAGGCGGTATTGGCTTCTTGTCCCTGATGTAGTCCTCGATGGCCTTATGCACCTGATTGCCGTAACGCGTGGCCTCAGTCTCTTGGAAGGGGTACTTCTTTAAGACCTTGACCTCGTGATACCTGCGCTGACAGCCCTCAAAATCTTTTAGGCTGCTGTGTGACCATGCTGGTTTTTTCATTCGAACTTCGCTGTCTTGATGGCTACTGTTAATCGGTTGGCAAACTGGGTAACGAACGCCTCGTTGTTGTTGAGGTCATGCTGTCCCATGTCCTCCAATATGGCGTGTACCACCTCGTGCCAAAATGTGTCGGCCAGTTCATCTTTGGTGAACTTACGTCCAGTGATGTTGCTTGTTTTGCCAAGACGGATGCACTGCTCTGGGTAGAACGTGCGCCCCATGTCCTTGCGGTGGAGCATGGCTTCCACCACCTCCACGCTGTACCACTTCTTGCCGACTCTCATTCTTGTTGGTAATCTCATTCTTCTCCTTAGTTTTTTGCTAACCCATACCTACGGTGCGCGCCACCGTCAGCGTCCAATGGAATGCCCTGCATATAGGGCGGCTCCATAGTCATTTGAGCCAAGACCCAAGTCTTAGCTTCTTGCACCTCTGCATCAGGAACCACAACGATCTGCTCGTCATGCACTGTTCCCGCTACAAAGTATCTCTTTGCAGTACGCACCATCCCATCAGTCATCACGCATCTCGCTACGCCCTGCGTGACATTGTTGGTTATTTTTCCTGCATATATTTTAGTACGATCTTGGCCGTATGTCCACTCCAGTTGCTCTTTATTTGTTTTGTCATCTTTGTAGCGCCTGATAGTAAGGTCAGGATACAACAGCTTCATACCAGAGGGTAGCTCGATCTCCCCCTTGCGGTAGATCAAACACTTGTGCTTATACTCACGCCCCTTGTACAGACACTCACCGATAAGCTGGGTGTTCAAATCCCAGAAGTCCACGACAGGCGTAGCCGTAGCGCGGTACTTGTCGATGATGGCCTTGGCCGCAAGGCAGTGGATGACTAGCTCTTTGGTTGTACAGGTATGCGGTATCCCTTGGAGCTTCTCAACGTTGACTTCCCAGTCGAGGAACTTCTGCGCGGCGGCTTGTGTGACCCCGAGTTTCTTCGCAAAGCCCAAGTCGTAACGTTGTGGAGGCGCCCCAAGGAACCCTGTGAGTAGCTGGGAAGCGAAGGCAGCCCAACCAAGTCCGTAGCCGCAACCCAAGAGCGCGCTCTTCGCAGACTGCCGAAGGTCAGGGTGAGATTCCTTAGTGAGTCCGGGTATGTTGAACATCTGCGAACCGAACGCGGCGTAAGGATCGCCTCCAGCCCTGAAGATGTCAAGCATGTCTGTGTAATCTGAAAGCCACGCAAGCACTCGCGGTTCAATCTGCGATAGGTCGCCCACGACGAGTTGGTGACCTTGTGGAGCCATAATCGCTTTGCGTAGGAACGAGCCTCGCTTGAGGTTTTGCATGTTGATGGCCGAACCCTTGCTCGCCGTCCACCTACCCGTCTGCGCCCCGTAGTAAGAGAGTGGGACAGGCAAGGCTCCGCGTTTACTAATGTCGAGGAACCGCTGAGCACGGGTGCGCTCGGTTGTCGACTTAACCCGAAGACGCGCTTCACAAAGTAGGGCAACGTCTTCACGTTCACCGTTGAGTAGCGCTTGAAATAGGGCATCGTTCTTAGCGAGGGCAAGTGTTTGCTTCCCAGTCGTCTTACTGACCTTGGTTGGCGGAACCACGTTGAGTTTCTCAAGTAGTGCAGCAAACTGCGGGTTCGATGCCAGTGCAGTTTCATCCACGCCGAGCTTTTGTAATAGGGCTTCACGTTTTTCTCTTTCATCTAGTATGGCGTCAGTCAGCATGTTGGGGTCAAGCTGCAAGCACGCACGGGTGTACATCTTCAGAGTCATGTCAATCAGGCGTAACTCCTTCGAAGGATAGCCAACAGCCAAGCGGGTAAAGATCTGCTCACACAGGTACACATCATGTGCGCAGTAGTCGGCTAACTCTTTCTCCATATCAGGCGTGAGCTTCTCGTAGCCGTTGGTGTTGTACACAGCGTTGCCCTTGGGCGGCAGGCCGAAGTCTTGCGCCAGCTTCATCAGCGAGTTCCCAACCTCCACGCCCCTAAGAGCACGAGCCATGGACAGAGAATCAAAGATAAAGCTTGGATGCCAGTCATATACCCATTCCAAAATAGATATATCGAACTGAGCGTTATGAGCCAGAACAGCAGTAGTAGCAGGGTCATAGCAAGCAAGGATGCGCGGTAGCTCATCCCCTCTGTACCACTGGGTTGGCTTGTCTGATCCGTACTCGTGGATACAGGCTCCGAATGCCTTAAATCTTGGATCACGTATGTACTCCTCGGTTGTCATTTTGCTGAGTGTGTAACCTTCCTTGGTGTCCCAGTAGGTTTCGAAGTCGATCGTCAAGATCGTGTCGTATGGTGCGCTCATGGTCTTTTCCCGCAGTGGTGACACTGCATAAAAAAGAATGGCTTGCGTTTACCGCAATGGTGGCAACAGTTGTATGTCATGTGTTTTTCTCCTTGAGTTTGGCTTCAATTGCAAAATAAACATCAGTAATTTGAAAACTGCTCCATGTTTTAAAACCGTCAAAAATCGCGTTTAACTCGTCAGGTGTCAGCCCAACCCATGTGCGCTGTGATGTGGTCGTAGCAAACCCACCAACACCGACAGGCACTCCAATTGATTCAATGCGGTCAATCAGCCGTCTGTTTTCTACATGGAGCCGTTCGTTTTCTTCACGCAGTTGCTCAGGCTGTGCCAAGGCTTTTTTGATGGCGGCTTGAGCCAACTTAGCAACAGGGAATGGCATCGCTTCATCAATCTGCTTTAACGCCTCCAGCGCCAGCTTCAATGCTTCGTCTTGTGTCAATTAAAGTTCTCCTTGGGTGGTGCGTCTAGGACGTTTAGAAAGCCGAAAAAATCGTTTGCCGCCAACATAAGTTGCGACGCCTCCATTGCATCACAGTTCAACGTAACGACTCCTGCCATGGCATCTTCAGCGCGGCCAAGGATGACCACGCCTTGCGCTTGCCCTTCTCCATAGCACATCACCAGCTTGTGGATCAGTAGCTTGAAGTGGGCTTGCTCTTCGTCAGACATGGCCGTCACCCTGCGGTGCAGTTCAGCTTCGGTCATTGAGCCGTCAAAGTCCACGTAACTCATTTTGTTTCTCCTTGAGCAGTAGCTCTAAGTCCGGTATGTTGTGCTCACGGGCAATGAACACAGTACCGCCTGCATTGAGAACAGCGTTGAGCTCCCTGTCTTGCAGCGCAGTAGTCTGTCCCTTGCCAGCTTTGCACTCGATGGCGATGAAGTGTCCGTCCATACAACCGATGATGTCAGGTATCCCTGCACGGCCAAAGCCGTTAGCAGGGGGCATGAAGTGGTAGATGCCTAGCTTGTCAAGCAACAGCCGTACCGCCTTCTTTACTTTCCACTCAGGTGTTTCTGCCATTGTGTACCTCAGTCATTGATCTCTCTCTTTCTGTTTAAGAATGCCGCATCAGCAGGGTTCTGCATACGCGCCAACTCGTTGTCGTAATACTTCTTGGGCATGGGCGCTTTCTTGTCGAGGACAGTCCTCAACCATTCAGCCCCACCAAGTTGTTGCAATATCATCCAATGTCTGTCAGACATTCGAACTTGTCTTCCTAATAGTTTCTCTGGTGGTTTAGGTCTTGGCATTTTTTAAGCTCCTACTTATTACTCCGTTAGCCCAGCATCTTGCGCAGCGCCATCTAGTTTGACTCAGTTGAATCCCGCCTTCCGGTGGCCGCATCTCTTCGCATTTATTGCAAAGTTGATATTTATGCACAGGTTGCTTGCTTCCTAGTTGCAGTTGTCTTGTTGTAAAACTCATCACTCCTCTTTCTTTACAGGAATGACTGCGCCTTCAAACATGTACGTGCCGAAGTGTCCAAGCTTGACCCAAGGTGCGGCGTATATCTTGATGCCGTTAGCTCTGCACAATCTACAAAACGCATAGTCCTCGGACAGTTGGCGGTTGACCTCGGGATCTTTCTGTAAGTAAAAGTACTCACCAATCTCACGATCGTCACAGTCTTCTTCAATGAAGCGCTCAACCTTATCCTTCAAGGTATCAAACACGCTACGCTTAATCAGCATGAAGCCTGTGCCACCACCATACACTTCAGCAGGTTCACTGGCCGATACAGTGGCCGTCTCGCCATAGCCCACAAGGTTGACAACCAACTTGCCTGTATAGTTTGTTAGCTCATGCGGTGGTACGTTTTGACGTACGGCATCGTTGACCATCTCCCAGTTGATCTGCTTCTTGGGATAGATACCGCACAGCACATCCTTGTCAGCTTTGACCATGCTCACAATGTCCATCGGATTGAATCTAATATCCGCATCAATGAACATCAGGTGAGTGAAGTCGTGTTGCATAAAGATGTCAGCCAATACATTACGTGCGTGTTGAACCAAGCTGTTGTTCATGATGAACGCAAACGAGGCTTCCATGTCGTTCATAGCCATGGCTACAGGCACAGTAATCATTGAGCGTGTGTACTCGCCCCCGCACATACCGCCGTACATCGGCGTGGCAATCATAATTTTTGGTTTCATGTCTTCATGTCCCTCACGTAAGTAGCAAAGCTGTCGGCTGTGTCACCAAAGGCAATGCGCATGGCATCGAACTCAAGCGCCACCTCTTCAAGCACGGCGTTGCGTATCATTGGGTCTATCTGTATGTGCACTTTGGGCGTACCAAAGATGTTGTCGAAGTCCTCTTTGTTGAAAATTGTTTCACTCATATGCGTGCCTCTGCTTCCTCTTTAAATTGGCGGTGTTTAAGTTCAGTGTCAAGTTGCACAATCAGCTTGGCAAGGTCTATGTCAATCAGGTGCAGCTTCTTTGTCCATCGAGCAATGGTCAACCGAATGTCATGCTCGAACTCTTCTTTCATATCCTCATTACCAAGCACGTTGGCCGTCATGCGGTAGCCGCCTCCAGCCTCACGATCAGAGGGCAAGCTGATGAATGCACGGACATGGGTAGGGGTGCTGTCCAGCACTGTGATCTTGCATCTCTGAATCAATGTCCGCGCTTGTTCCCTTCGGAACTGCTTGGCCGCTTCGCTGTCGTCCCACTCAAAGTGTCGGTGCAGAATGTTGTTCTCATCCTGCGCCGCCTGTAAGACGTCATCAATCATCAGCACGCCGTTGTTGCGCCGTGCCATCTGTTCTAAATATTTACGTTCTTCATTCATAGTTTTCTCCTTGTTAAAAAATGCCTGCATCGCCCTGCCACGCCATACCTAATCGAGCCATGCCTGCCTTACCTTGCTGTACCACGCCACGCCTGAACGCGCCTCGCCTCGCCTGCCTTGCTATACCTGTCCAGACCCAACCGGATCGAACCTTGCCTCGCCTAGCCTTGCCTGCCGTGCTGTGCTGTGCCAAACCTGTCCATGCCTTACCATGCCTAGCCTTGCCATGCCTGCCTTGCCGATCCAAGCTCCGCCACACCGCGCCTCACCAAGACACTCCGCGCCTGCCATGCCTCGCCATACCAAACCTAGCGTTGCCTCGCCACGCCTTGCCTGCCTTGCCGAACCTAGCTGCGCCACGCCGTGCCAATCCGAGCCTAGCCTGCCGAAACAAACCACGCCCTACGACACCGCGCCTAGCCGCGCCAGTCCCCGCCTTGCCTGCCGTGCCCCACCGAATCGGGTCGGGCCGGGCCGAGCCACGCCCAGCCTGCTGTGGGTATTACGCTGGTTGAAATTCTCGGTAGTACTGCTGTGACTCAAGCAACAACTTCTCTGCTTCTTGAGGTGGTACTTTGATGCACCCCTTCAAACCTAGCTTGCTAAAAAGTTGTTGTAGTGCGTCCCTGTCTTTTGAATCCAACAACTCAAGTGGTACGCGCTTGTCCTGCCAAGGGTCATAGATCATAGAGATCGACTCGCCTTTGTTGTGTGCCACCAACCCTGTGTAGGGCGATGTTTGAGTTAACTTTCTTAATTTTGAAACTGACATTGTTTTCTCCTTATTGAATGCCAAACTTGGCTTTTACTTCTGCTTCTCTGTCACTTGGAACAACTTGGAACAATCCAAATCCACACCCTGCGCTTGCTTTGCTATCAGGACGACCAGCGCCTATCCCAACTTGTAAACCGCAACGGCTTACTAAGTTAAGAACATCGTTGGTTTTGAATTGATCCAAGTCATATCGAACACGTAGCTTGCAAGCCCACTCGCTGTACATAGGACGGGAGCGGATATCAACTACGCCTGTTGCATTCCTTGTGTGCGCTGTGTAAACATGGCTGTTGCCATACACACGAACCAAAGGAATGCCATCCTGCTTGTCATACCCATCAGCCTCAACGAACGTAGACAGCTTTGCCAACGTCATTTTGAAACCAACAAGACGACACGCAGAAATCATTGCGGCTCTGAATGCGGCGGCATTCATGCCTTCCCAGTTGTCATGGCTACGGTAACGGGCTTCCTCTGCCTCTTTATCGTAATCACGGGCATCGCGGACTTTGCGGCTGGACGATGACTTTCCTTCAGCCATCTTTGCCATCAGTTCAGCTTTTTTGCTAAACCTCTCAACAACCAAAGGTGCAATGCCTTCCAAATAAAAATCTGTATGGGCAAATTTTGGTGCTGAAATAACGCAGTTTTCTTCTTTATTCATATCACTCTCCTGTTAAGTTTGTTTGTTCTCTTGGTTCGCCTGCCCAGTAACCATCTTTGTTTAAACGGTATCCCCGAGCCTGCATTTCTTCTGTGGTTCTGCATCTGCGGTCAACGCCAAATGTTCCTGTGCGGTGATCCTCAAACGCAGAGTTACTGTTGAAGTAACGCCCACATCCTCTACACTGATTCCTTGATACCCCCACTTTCAACATTAACAACCTCCTTTGTCTTCTTTTCCCTGCGCTTAAGCTTGATAAGCTCAGTCTCAATCAACTCAGCAAACGATGCCCCCTTT